CCGTCCTTTACAGCGCGGGCAATAAAACAAACCGGGGGGGTTTCGTCTCACCTAACAGTAAATGATATGTTCTAACAGGTTCTAACAGAAAAAATATTTTAGTGTTAGGCTGTGCATATTATAGAAAGAAAAACGTATATTTGACAGTCTAACACTTCTAACAGTAAAATAAACATAGGTGGCAGATATTTTTTGGTGGTTGGTTACGGACAGTTCGGGACCAAAAGGCCGCGGGTTCGAATCCCGCCACTTCGACATCACCCCGGAAGCGTTAATCTGTAAGGCTTCCGGGGTGTTTTCTTTTTGCCTGGATGTGTGGATAAAGCTTGGGAAATGGTGGAAAAACTGGGGGAAAAATCGGCGCGTGCACGTCTGGAACCGTTGCGCGGCAAGGGCTCCAGGCCGGGGGAAATGGGGGAAATTTTAATTGATTGATTTCCCTGGGAAATAAGAAACGCGCCCGGGAAGCCTTGAAAATAAAGGCTCTGGGCGCGGTGCTTAGTGTGTGTTTATCCTGGCTTTGACCTGGTCAGCTGCTGCCGGGGAAAAATTCGGATCAGCTGGCGGCCGGATCTGGATGGTGGGATGGATCAGCAGCGGGATCCGGATCAGCTGCAGGGGCAGCCGGTTCGACGGATCCGGTAGCCAGCAGGAGCCGGTCCATGGTGGCCGCGGCGTCCTGATCCCGGGCGGGCATGGCGTCCGCATAGGCGCGCAGCGTGACGGATGGGTCAGAGTGCCCCATCCGGACGGAGACGGACTGCAGATCTATGTGGTGCTGCAGGAGCATGCTGGCGTGAACGTGGCGCAGGCCGTGAAAGGTCAGGCCCTGGTATCCGTGGGCGTCGGCGAACTTCCTGAACCATTTGCTGGGGGTATCTTTGTTCACGCGGGCCCCGTGCCGACTGTGAACGATCCAATAGTCGCCCCGCCATTTTTCCGGCTCGTCCTGGGCCTCCATGACGTCGTCCCACATGGCGTCGTGCAGGATCCGGATCATGGAGGGCGGCAGCGTGATCACCCGGTCGCCGGCGTCGGTTTTTGTTTCGGCGATGAAGGCGCCGTCCGCCGGGGTGTACTTCAGGGCTCTGTCGACGGTGATGTTGCCGGCGTCCCAGTCTATGGCCGAATATTTGAGGGCGCCGACTTCTCCCAGGCGGAGGCTGCACAGCATGGCCAGCAGGACGGCCAGCTTCAGCGGGGTCTCCGCTTCGGTGATGATCAGCTGCAGCAGGGCGATCACTTCCGGCTCCGGAAGGGTCGCCTTTTTCTTTTTGCGCTTTTTAGGCCCCTGCACCCGGTCCGCGGGGTTGTATTCCAGGAGGCCGACGCGCACGGCTGCGGCCAGCATCGTTTTGATACAGCCGAAGTAGTTCTGGGCCGTTTTCGGGGACAGCGTCTGCGCGGCCCGGGCGTCGGTGATCAGCTGCTCTCCCTTCCGGCGGGGACGCTTCAGCTTTTCGTCCGGCAGGCGGGTGCTCTTCCTGGTCTCTCTCCGGAGATTGTACAGCCAGTCCGTCAGGCGGGCGGGCGTCAGATCCGTGAGCGGGAGATCCCCCAGCTGCGGGAGGATCCGGGAGGAGAGCAGGTATCTGTAGTTCGCGACGGTCACCGGGCTGGCGTCAAGGCTCAGATGTTTTGACAGCCAGGTCTCCGACCATTCGCGCAGGGTGGGGATATCCGACGGTCTGCCGGAGAGTCTGGCCTCCAGCTTCTGCAGTTCCCGCTGCGCTTCGCGTTCCTGGGCGTCCTCCGGAAGGTTCGGATCCATCCGCAGCGGGAACCGGACCCACTGCCACTCGCCGCCGACTTTGATCTGCGTGCCGATTCTCCAGGAATTTTTCCCTCTTTTTTCAACAGTTCCCAAAAGGCCGCACCTCGCTTTCTTCGTGCGTGATAAAAAGTGTATGTGGGTATACCTCTATTTTTACTGTTAAAGTGTTAGAATGGGGCTTTTATCATGGACAAAGCTAATAAAATCAACGGTTCCGAGCCGCACAGAAAACCGGAAAAAAGGTGTTAGAAAAGTGTTAGGACGGGGCCGTTTTTCTGTTAGGTGGGTTGATCATTATTTGAATCCGAGGTCTGGTTTGCCGGTGTATGGGGTAAAAATGACATCTCCGTTGCACTTGAAGAACCAGCCGTCCTCCAGAATCAGGTCGGCGGATTCCGGCGTTTTTTCGCCGAAGGCGCTGTAGCCCGGTGAGGCGATATCCTGCTGGACGAGACGAGCCCCTTGCGCCGGGCTCTTTTCGATCTCATTCAGACGATCAAAACAGGAAATATAAAAATAATCCTTTTTAGCTGCTACGCGGATGGACCAGTGTCCGGCAGGAATATCCTGACCAACAATCCAGATGCCTTCCGGGACGGTGACCTCCTGCCAGTCCTGGGATTGCCAGATGGCAAGGTTCAGCTGATCCCGGAGAGCGACGAGCTCATCAAAGGACATGCCGGAGAGGTCTACAGGATCTGCAGCGGCTGAAGAGTAGAACAGCAGCGCGGCAAGAAAGAGAGAGAACAGCTTTTTCATGGGGTCCTCCTATGCGGTGATTGTCGGTCAGCGGTTATTTCTGGCTGGGCCAGCGGGGCGAGCAGGATTCGCAGGGGCGGTATCCCATGCGGGCCGTCTCATCGGGGAGCCGGAAGGCGATGCGGTTCTCTGGGATGATCTTCGAGAGCTGCGGACAGCCGGCAGCGTGATATATTTTTGTTGATTTGTTGCCGATAAACTGTACCGGCAGGGCGAGATATGCGGCGCGGCGCTTTCGGCTGCGGCGAACCAGCAGGACGATGAAGAGGATCAGCACCGCGAGACCGATCAGCACCTCGACGAGGTGCTGCTTAATCCAGACTGCGGAGATGATGGTTGCGATAAAGGAAAGCAATCAGAGCAGCTCCTTTCTGTTTGTATAAATTGATGGTATAATTTCGCCAGCGGCCGAAAACAGCAGGGGCGCCTTGGCGGAAAGGACGGCAGGAAAATGACAAAGGAAGAGATCATGGACGCGATCCTTCGTCTGGATCGGGAGCAGCTTCTTGAGCTGTGGCGACTTCTCTACCAGCCTGAAGGCCGGACAGGAAGTCAGCGACCCGAGACAGGGCCGGATCCGGGAGAGACTGGATCCGGGAGATAATCCCGGAGCGGAGCTCGTCGTCAGTCATGGCGGCGGGCTCTTTTGTTTTTTGCGTATCGGAAAGCCCCATAAGATAGTCCAGAGAGACATCATAGAGCTGGCAGAGCTGGATGGCGGTCTGGATCTGCGGGGAGGTTTTCCCATGCTCCCATGCAAAGACGGACTGCTGGGTGACGTTCAGGCGGTTCCCGAGCTCGATCTGGGACAGGCCATGCTCCTCTCGAAGCTGTTTAAATCTATTCTGGGCCATTGTTTCACCGCCCTTTCAAAGGATATACCTATATTATACAGTTTGCAACTGTGAACGCAAACAGTTAAAACTTTAATTTTCTGGTTGACATGACAGTTATAAACTGTTATCATGGTACCCTGCGAAGGAGGTGACAAGCTGAAGTGATGAGAGAGTGGCTGGTGCAGGCACGAAACGCGAAGGGAATGAGCCAGGCGGACGTCGCGAAACAGTCTGGAATTGTGCAGCAGAGCTATCAGCTGATTGAGAAGGGGGTGAACCGGCCGCGAATTGAGACAGCGCGGCGGATCGGGACGGTGCTGGGGTTCCCGTGGACGCGGTTCTATGAGGACGAAGAAAGCGAGGAGGGTGGAGAAAATGATTTTTAAGAACAGGTGGCAGAGCGTGGTGCGGGAGATCCGGCTGGGGGAGCTGATGAAGCTGATCCCGGAGGAAGAGTTCGTGATGATTTTTGACTACGCGGCCGGGACGGATGGATGGCGGGAAGAAGACGCGCTGTTCGACGGGCAGGTGCTGGACTGGTGGAAAGAAAAGGCGACGACGACGGACATGCTGCGGATGCGGGTGCTGGGCTTCCAGGCCCGGGAGCTGGAGACCGTGGCCGGGCCGGTGATCATGATTGTGGCGGAGAACTGAGCGGCGGACAGCGGCCGGATGAGGCAAAAGCGACGACGTGGACGCTTTTGTCAGGGACACAAAAGTCCTTAGCAAATGGGACAGGAGGGGTATGAATGTACAGAGAGCTGATCAGTTACCTGGCTTTCAGCTACGGGTTTATCTGCAAGGGCCGGGGGAAGATGACAGAGGACGCCGTGAAGGGGATCGCGACCGGGGCGCACATAGTGACGGAGAACGCGCCGGCGGTCCTGGGCGGCGAGGATGAGAAGGAAGACGACCGGAAGGATCTGGCGCTGGCCCGGAAGATGGACGAGCAGATCGAGGAGGCTGCGGTCTTCCTGATGAGCCTGGAGATTGTGTGACAGGCACGGAGATACAAAGCGGGACAGAACTGGGCTGAATTAAAGGGCAGGCCAGAGAGCCGACATTCGGCCGGACAGGGACAGAAGGAAAGGAGGGCCGCGGGATGGATCTGAAGCAGATACTGGGTATGCTGGACCATGTGAGCGGTCCGAACGCGAGCGGTGAATACACAGCGCGGTGCCCGGCGCACCAGGACCGGACGGCCAGCCTGACAGTGACGGCAAAGCAGAGCCCGAAGGACGGGCGGGAACGGATCTACCTGTGCTGCCATGCCGGGTGCGGGAACGCTGCCATCATGGCGGCACTGGGGATCACGGCGAAGGACCTGATCGTGAACCCGGATCCGGCCCGGCCTGCTGCGAAAACGCAGCGCCGGGGCGGGTCTGCTGCGAAAGCGCAGCGGAGAGACGAGCCTACGGACGCGGACGCGCCGGCGGATGAAGTCGCGGTGGATCCGGAGACCGGGGAGATCATCCGCGGGCTGACGGTCTACACAGTGGGGACCGGAGCCGGGAGCGGAAGGACGGGTGCTGCAGCTGGTTCCGGAGCCGGAAACGGAAGGGCGAGCGCCGGTGGGAATGGATCCGGAAACGGGAACCAGAGCGCCGGGAAGGACGCGGAGAAGGAAGAGCTTCGGCCGGACTGGGAGCACCCGGACGCGGTGTACAGCTACACGGACGAGGAAGGGCGGGAGCTCTTCCAGGTTGTGCGGCTGCACTACCTGGACGGGAAGCCCGGGAAGACCTTCCGGCAGCGGATGAAGGCGACCGAGGAGATGAAGCGGGCCACCCCGGGGCTGAAGGTGAACCGGGCCGGATATGTGAACAGCGTGCCGGCGGAGATCCGGGACAACACGCTGTACCGGATGCCGCAGGTGGTCAAGGCGATCAGCGAGGGAAAGCCGGTCTTCGTGGTGGAAGGCGAGAAGGACGTGGAGACCCTGGAGCGCCTGGGGCATGCGGCGACCTGCAACCCCGGCGGGGCCGGGAAATGGCGGGACGGATACAGCCGGAGGCTGGCCGGGGCGGACGTGATTATCCTGCCGGACAGCGACGGAAGGGGCAACGGGTACACAGGCCAGAACCACGCCTACGACGTGGCGCTGAAGCTGCAGGGAATTGCGAAGCGGATCCGCCTGGTGGACCTGAAGGAAGCCTGCGCGGAGCTGCCGGAGAAGGGCGACATCAGCGACATGGTGGCGATCATGGGAGACACGGAGGCCATGGACGCGCTGGCCCGGCAGGTGGCCGCGACGCGGGACTTCGACCCGAACGCGGTGCCCTTCTGGCTGACGCCAATGGAGCAGGCGGTGCGGCTCTACAGCGCGGTGAAGGGGTACGGCGTCTCCGGCGGGGCTATCTGCCAGGAGAGCGGAAACGAGAGCAAGGCCCTGTGCGACTTTGTGGTGATCCCGCGGATGGAGCTGACGCGCGACGACGGGGTGAACACCAGCCTGAACTTTGTCCTGGACGGATGGAACCAGAAGGGCCGGAAGCTGGGGCGGGTGACGATCAAGGCCAGCGAGCTGGACAACATGAACTGGGTCACGGAGAAGTGGGGCTTCGACGCTTCGCTGGCGCCGGGAAGCACGACGAAGGGGAAGGTCGCCTGGGCCATTAAAAAGGTGGGCCAGATGACGGCGAAGCGGGTGACGGAATACAACCACACCGGCTGGCGGAAGATCGGCGGGAAGTGGTGCTACCTGTACCACGGCGGAGCCGTCGGGATGGAAGGCGTCACGGTGGACATGGGGGACGCGCTGAAGACCTACCGGCTGGATGGCGGCGGGGTGCCCGGGTTCGACAGGATCACCTTCCCGGAGGCAGCGAAAGTGAGCCTGCGGCTGAAGGACGTCATGAAGGAGGAGATCGGGATCGCGCTGCTGGGGACGGCCTATCTGGCCCCGCTGCGGGAGTTCCTGGGAGCCACGGACATCACGCCGGCCTTCGCGCTCTACCTGTACGGGGAGAGCGGGACGCATAAGACGACGGCGGCGGCGCTGGCCATGAGCCACTTCGGGAACTTCCATGCGAAGAACCCGCCGGCCAGCTTTAACGACACCGGGAACCAGATCAGAAAAAAGGCGTTTTTGATTAAAGACGCGCCGATCCTGGTGGATGACTATCACCCGGTGACCAGCGTGCAGGAGAAGCGGCAGATGGCCGCGACGGCGCAGACCCTGAGCCGGGCCTTCGGCGACGGCGTCGACCGCGGGCGGCTGAACGCGGACAGCACGATCAAGGCGAACACGCCGCCCCGGAGCGTGGCCATCATCACCGGGGAGGACCTGCCGGCGATCGGCGCCAGCGGTCTGGCCAGATACTTCATTCTCGACATTGACAAGGGGGACATCCCGGTGGGAGACGAGCTGACGGAGATGCAGGAGCTGGCCCGGGGCGGGTACCTGCAGAAGGCGATGCGGGGGTACATCCTCTGGCTGCTGAAGCAGGCGGACGGCATGCCGGAGCGGCTGCACGACATGTTCCTGAAGTTTCGGGAGGACATCCGGAGGGACAGCAGCGGACAGCACGACCGGGCGCCGGAGACGGTGGCCTGCATTCTGATCGGATACAGCCTGATGCTGAACTATATGCGGGACCTGGGGATTTTTGACAACGACACGGCGGGCCGGCTCCTGCTGGAGGCCCGGCGGAAGCTGATGGAGAGCAGCCGGAAGCAGGCCCGGGACATGGAGAGCGAGAAGCCGACGCGGATCTTCCTGGACACCCTGTCGGAGCTGCTGAGCAGCCGGCGGGTCGCGCTGAAGGATCTGACGCTGGGGCCGGACGTGAAGCAGACCTTCGGGCCTTCGGAGAAGATGATCGGATACATGGACAGCGAGTACTACTACCTGCTGCCGAACGTGAGCTTCGGCGAGGTGGCGAAGCTGTGCAGGGAACAGGGGCAGGAGTTCCCGGTCTCGCTGAAGGCGCTGTACAAGCACCTGCGGACGGACGGGATCCTGAAGGGCATATCCAAAGAGGAGAACCCGACCCGGCAGAAGTGGATCGATGGGAAGAACATCCGGCTGCTATGGATCCCGGCCAGCGAGATGCGGGGCGGACCGAAGCCCGGAGCGGAGCAGCAGATGATGGACGTCAGCGGCGAGGAGCTGCCGGAGGAGTGGAAATGAGGATCGCGAGGAGATGGCCCTGCCCGCACTGCGGGAAGCTGTACTACATCCAGAAAAACAGCCTGGATGAGCTGGACATCGTCGAGTGCTGCCAGATCGCCGGGTTCGCGCTGCGGCAGTGCCCGCGGTGCGGATGGGTGCAGCGGATCGAGCCGCGGGAGGACGAAGAGGTGAAGGCCATCCGGGAGCGGTACGGGAGGGTAAAACATGCCGGAGAAGCGGATCGGAACCTGTGATATCTGCGGCCGGCACAATGTGGAGCGGATACTGATCATTGGCGGGCTCCGCGATGGCCGGATCGACATCGCATGGGCCTGCGGCAAATGCCGGGCGGCTCTGAGCAAGATCCGGGAAGAGATGGCAAACCACGGGGAAAGCGAAAGCCAGGAGCGGACCCAGAGGAAATAAAGGACAAAGGACAGGAGGAAGAGACCATGACGATGCTGGCAAACAGGACGGAAGGCCGGGCGCTGAGCCTGGCGGACTACGAGGCGCGGATCCATCTTTACAAGGAACAGATCGGGACCGGGTATATCGGGATCGGGCGGACGCTGAACGAGGCAAAGACGGCCGGAGTGGTGCCCCACGGGCAGTGGGAAGCCTGGGTGACGCGGACGACGGGGCTGACGCCCAGGCAGGCGCAGCGCTGCATGCAGGCGGCCACGGAGATCCGGGACGGCAGTGCCCTGGCGCAGCTGGAGATGAGCAAGGCCTTGATGCTGCTGGGCAGCGGGCTGGACGCGGATGCTCAGGAAGCGATCGCGGGGAAGGCCGCGGAGGAGGGCGCCACCGTGAAGGCGCTTCGGGAGGAAATCCGGCAGGCGAAGGCCGCCCAGGAAGCGGCGGACGCGGAGAACGCGGAGAGCATCCGGGCGCTGAAGCTGAAGCTGGTCCAGGAGACCGGGGCCAGCACGGAGATCCGGGAGGCGCTGAAGAAGGCGGAGCGCGATCAGGAGACCCTGAAGGAACAGCTGAAGGCGACGATCGACGCCTATCAGAAGCGGATGGATGAGGTCTCCGGGGACGCCTACCGGCGGGGCCTGCAGGATCAGGCAGCCGGGATGGAACGGGACATCCGGAAGGAGTTCCAGGGGAAGATCGACTTCCTGAACAGCAAGGCAGCGCAGGCTGAAGATCGGGTCCGGGATCTGAAGGCGGAGCTGGAGGCCAGCCGTAAGGACGGGAGCCAGCAGTGGGACAAGGGCTACCAGGCCGCAAAAAAGGAGATCGATCAGCTGAGCGGGGAGTACGCGGACCTGCAGGAGAGACTGGAGAGCGCCAGGAAGGAAGCGGACGGGCTGAGGCGGAACCAGGGCGACCTGCTGGCGGCTGCGGAAGAGGCGGAGAAGCGGGCGGCCGATGCGGAGGCGGAGCTGGAGGCTCTGAAGGCAGCCGGGCCGGAGGGTAAAGAGCCGGCCTGGAAGATCATCAAGCTGGCGGCGGATCGTTTCCTGACGGAGTGCGAGATGCTGCCGATCCTGGACGCGCCCGGGGTGCTCCGGGGAGAAAAACAGATCGAGCCGGCGCTGGATCACCTGGAGACGTGGTTGAAGGTGATGCGGGAGACCCTGGCCGGGGTGGTCCGGAGCGAGGGGGCGGTCCTGTGAACGGCGGAACAGTATGCGGAACATGCAGGTTTTACGATCCGGAGCGGAAGATCTGCACCCGGGACGGAAGCGGATACAGCGGGCATCTCCGGGAGAGCTGGGATCCGGCCTGCAGGGGATACTGCGGGGCAGCGATGGCGCGGGCAGAGGACCTGCAGGCACAGATGGTCCCGGTGGATCCAAAGAGCGCCAGCGCGCTGGCGACGAGCGTCCAGCAGCTGGGGGCCTACATCGGCCAGCTGGGGGCGATCATCGGGGCCATGCAGCGGCGGATGGATGAGATGGAACGGCAGCAGGCGGCGGTCACGATCCGGCACGAGGACGTGAAGCGGCTGCTTGGGCTGATCCGGATGCGGGCGGAGCAGATCTGCGGGAAGTATGAGCTGACGGACAAGGACAGCCCGCGGATCTTCCGGGCTGCGATCAAGAAGGACCTGCTGCGGCGCTGCGGGGTGAAGGATCTGCACGACATGCCGGCGGCGATGTTGGCCGGCGCGGAGAGCATGGTGAACAGCTGGACCAGCGTCCGGCTGGTGATGGAGAGGAGGAACGGGAAATGAGCCAGCAACTGGCGGAATATCTGCGGATCATCGGGCTGACGGAGTGCCTGCTGGGCGTGATGCTGGTGGCGCTGATCTATCTGGCGCAGAAGATCTGGAAGCGCATCGATGGCATGAGCCTGATGATGCTGACGATCGTGCCGGAGGACAAGGTGAAGGCCAGGCTTGCGGAACTGGCCCGGCAGGTGGAAGAAGCCGTCGGGAAGCGGAAAGAAGGCGGGACGGAATGACGGATCTGGAAAAGCTGAAGCAGTTTGACGAGGAGATGCGGAAGCGGTTCGGGGCGCGGTGGGCTGTGCCCGCTCCCGTGTCTCCGGAGGATCGCGGGGAGGCGCTGCCGGAGATCCGGCCAGAGCGGCGCGGGCAGCTGATGCGGGAGACAGCCAGGGGCGCCCGGCAGGATCTGGAAAAGGACAGCGGGAATCCCTGGGACGGGATGACGAACGCGGAGCGGATTGAAGCCCAGCAGATCCGGAAGGATACGCGGGACTTTATGCGTACCCACGGGATGAAGAGCGCGGGATATCACGAGCCGGTGCGGACGAAGCCGAACCGGCGGGAGAACGAGTTCATGCTGAACTTCATGATCCTCAGGAATGCGCTGGTGGCCATGGGGCCGGATATCCGGGAGCGGGCCCGGCGGGCCGGGAAGACGACCTGGCGGGACATCCGGCTGATGACCCGGCTGTGCTGCAAGGTGCAGGGCGAGCTGCTGGAGACCATGCCGGTGCAGAAGGATGATTATTATAGGACCTACGCGGAGCACGGGCACTACGAGCTGATGCTGAACGGGCCGATCCGGAACAAGCGGATGGTGCTGATCAGCGACAAGTACCTGGGGGCGCTATGCGAGGCGGCGATGGAGAACGACTGCTGCATGTGCATGCTGGAGGGCAGCGAGATCGCCGGCTGTCAGCTGCGGCAGGCGCTGCTGGAGGTGGCGCCGCCGAAGGAAGTCATGGACGGGAAATGGATCCGGTGCGAATACCGGGAAGCTGCGGGGCAGCTGATCCGCGGGCAGGAGGTGACGGTGTGACAAGGATTTACTGCGACAGGTGCCGGGAGCTGTACGACGAGATCATGGAACTCGAATAAGGGAGGACGGAAGAATGAACCACTACATCATCATCGGGAACCTGGTGCGGGATCCGGAGACGGGGACGACGGAAGGCGGGATCAACTGGTGCCGGTTTACGGTGGCGGCGAGAAAGAAGCGGCCGAAGGAAGGGCAGCCGGACGCTGAGTTTGTGCGGGTGACGGCCTGGCGGGGGCTGGGGGACACGTGCGCGAGGTACCTGACGAAGGGCCGGAAGGTGTGCGTGATCGGCGAGCCGAAGGCCCACGCCTGGATCGGGAAGGACGGGAACGTCAGGGGCGAGGTGGAGATGAACGCGGACGAGGTGGAGTTCCTCTCCAGCGGGCAGGGCGGACAGGACGCGCCGACGGATGAGGACGCGCCGCCGGAGCGGGGCGGAGCGCCGGCGGCCGAGGTGGATCCCCAGAGCGGGATGACGAAGGTGGAGGATCCGGATGAGCTGCCGTTCTGAGGAGGACACGATGGAAGAGGTGCAGAACTGCCGGAACTGCGGGGCGCCGCTGGATGAGAACGGGGACTGCGAATACTGCGGGACACGTCGGGAGCGTCGGTGCCGCAGCAGGATCGAGGTCACGGCAAGATCAATCCGGTTATACGCTGACGACGTGCTGGTGCATGAAGAGACAACTACAATGGATAAAATGAGGCAGTAACGAAGGAACGGGGAGGCCTGAAGATGAAAGCAATCACGATCTTGAAACGGTGCCGGGCTGCCAGGGGCGACATTGACCGGCTGCAGCAGCGGATCGATCAGTGGCGGGACGTGCTGACCAGCCTGAGCGCGCCGCAGGCCGACCCGAACGGCGGAAGCCGCGGAAGCGGCGACAAGGACAAGACCGGCCGGATCTACGCGGAGATCGACGCGCTGGAGCGGGAGAAGGCGGCCAGGCAGGATCGTGCCGAGGCGGAACGGGTGGCCACCCGGGCGCTGATGGACATGGTGCCGGATCTGGAGGGGAAAATCCTTTTCGACTACTACGCGAGGGGATGGGACACCCCGAAGATCGCGAAAGCGGAGAAGTACACGGCCGGGTACGTGCGGAAGACGAAACGGGCCGCGGAGCAGCTGCTGGAGATGCTGGATCCGGACAGGGTGGACGAAACGCTGCCGGCCTGGTACCTGAGGGAAAAAGGAGGAACAGGAAAATGAGAGAGGGAACGATGAGGAAGCCCGCGGCCGGGAGGAACCTGGAGGAGGAGCGGCGGCAGGGGCCGGACTGCTGCACCTGCGCGGAGCGGAAGACCTGCGACAAGTACCAGGAGGGGAGCTTCTGCACCCGGTGGCACAGCCACGATCCGGAGAAGCAGGGGATCGACCCGAACGAGGCATGGATGCGCGGGGATCCGGCGGAGTTTTAAGCCGGGAGAAAGTGGAGCCGGGGACAGGGCTCCGCTTTTTTTGTTTTTGGCGGATAATACGCTTTTCTTGGAAAAAGGGGCACTTTTCAGGGCTGGCAATACGTTTTTATCGGGGAACGATACGCTTTTTCGTGGAAATGATACGTCTCTGCGGCAGGCAGCGTTTTTGGCGGACAAATAATAGGAAGGAGTATACACCAAGGAACGCGGATGGAACACGAGGGAACGTGTTCCCACGTGTGGGAACGTGTGGGAACGTGTTCCCACGTGTAGGGTACATGTTCCCTACATGTTCCCTACATGTTCCCCCCTTGAAGGAACGCGGCTCCTGTGTTAAAGTGCATGCTGTCAAAGTGAGGCGAACGGGGACGGATCGCCGGCAGGGATGGAACATACCCCTCCACCCTGACCGAGCGGCCGCCTCGGGCGCCTTTTCCTTTTGGCCCGGCGGCCAGACCTGTCCCCTGGCCCGCCGGCACTCTCCGGGGAGCGGGGGCGCGATCGGCAGAACAATCTGAATCTCCTTTGTTCACACAATTTCATAACGTACACCTCTGTCGGGGCATGGCTGCACGTTGTCCAGCATGACCCGGAAGACCCCTGCCACGATCCGGAAGAAGAGGACACGCGGGCCGGCCAGCGCGGGAGAAGACACAGCCCTCCCGCGTCGGCCAGGGCGCGAAAAGATCGAACGTTCGGAAAAAGGGGACGGGGACAGGATGAAGGACTACAAGGAAAGCGACCCCTTCTATCACTCGAAGGAGTGGAAGCGGATCCGGATGGACGCGCTGATGCGGGACGGCGGGATGTGCCAGGACTGCATGGACAAATTCCGGGCGGGGCTGATCCGGAAGCCGCGGCGGGCGGTCATGGTGCACCACATCATCCCGCGGAGCGAGCGGCCGGATCTGGAGCTCGTGATGGACAACCTGCGGAGCCTGTGCGCGAGATGCCACGAGGAGCACCATCCGGAGAAGAGGAGCAAGCCGAAGAGAAAGACGGAGGCCGGAAGGACCGGCCACAGGATGCGGGTGATCAAGGTGTGAGCCTTGATCTTTTTTCTACCCGCGGGCGAAAAGCGACGACGCGGACGCTTTTGGGCCGAAAGAATCAGGAGGGACAGGGACAGGATGAACAGCGGACTGAAGAAGGAACACTGGCAGCGGATCACGGACGCGGACGCCCGGCGGATGTACGGGCGGCTGTGCGACGCGTGCGAGCGGCGGCCCGGCGGGATCACGGACGCGGACCAGATGATCGTGGCGGACATCGCCTACGCGGAGCAGGTGAAGGCGATGCTGCAGAAGGACATCGCGGAGCGCGGGATCGGGAAAGAGGTCCGGAACGGGAGGCAGACCTACTGGCAGGACAATAAGAGCATGGCGCAGCTGCGCGGGTTCTGCGAGACCCAGCGGAAGCTGCTGAACGAGCTGCGCCTGACGCCGAGCGGACGGAAGGCGGCCTCCGTCGAGATCGACGACGACTTTGACAGCTTCCCCGACTAATGCCCCGCGGGCTGACGGAATGGGGGCGTCCGGGGGCCTGACGGCCCGCGGGCGGACGAATACCCGGCGAAATGCTGGAAGCGCTGAGAGGGGCCAAAAACGGCCGCAAAACGCAAAGGCCCCGGAGATGAACAGCACCGCGGTGGCGCGGGCCATCGGATACGCGAAGGACGTGACGGCCGGGCGGATCCGGATGGGCGTGAAGGTGACGCAGGCCTGCCAGCGATTCCTGGACGACCTGGCGCGCGCCGGACAGGATCCGGAGCGCCCGGAGATGCGGGACGGGAGCTGGCCCTGGATCTTTGACGCGCACAAGGCCGCCCGGCCGGTGGACTTCATCGAGAGGTTCCTGAAGCCGACGAAGGGCGATTATGACCGGATGGAGCTCATGGGGTGGCAGTGCTTCATCGAATGCAACCTTTACGGATGGGTCGACCGGGAGACGGGGCTGCGGAGATTCCGGGAGGGCCTGATCATCGTCGGATCCGGCAACGGGAAGAGCACCATGGTGGCCGGGAACGCAACCTTCGCCGCCTGCAAGGACGGGGAGCGGGGCGCGGACGTCTATCTGCTGGCCAACAGCAAGGACCAGGCCGGCATCGTGTTCGAGGAGTGCAAGGGGCAGATTGACAACAGCCCGGCGCTGGCCAGCCGGTTCCGGACGCTGCGGGACGGCGTCTACTATGACAAGATGAACGCCCGGATCCGGCACCGGAGCAGTGATTCGAAGCGCCTGGACGGCCTGAACCCACACCTGGCGATCTTTGATGAAATCCACGAATATCGGGATTTCAAACTGATCAACATCATCGCCAGGAAGACCATCAAGCGGACGCAGCCGCTGATCCTTTACATCACGACCATGGGCAACGTCATCGACGGGCCCCTGGCTTTCTACTACGATCAATTCACGGACGCGATGAACGGAACCCTGAAGGCGGACGTGGCGGACCGGATGTTCGCCTACATCGCGGAGCTGGACGCCACCGACGACGTCGAGGACACCCGGAACTGGATCAAGGCGAACCCCGGCCTGGGCTACACGCTGCACCTGGAAGAGCTGAAGGAGAAGTGGGAGCGGAACAAGCTGATCCCCAGCGAGCGGGCGGACTTCATCTGCAAGCAGCTGAACATTATGGTCAACTCAGACGACATGGCCTTCGTGCAGCCGGAGGTGATCCGGAGGAACCGGGAGACCATTGATCCGGAGAGCCTGCTGGGGCGCAGATGCTACGGGGGGTTCGACCTTTCAAACCGGGAGGACTTCACGGCGGCCGCCCTGGAGTTCCCGCTGGACGACGGGCGGAGCTTTGTGATGCTGCACAGCTGGGTGCCGAAGCGGAAGGTCGAGCTGGACCAGGAGAAGATCGACTACTACGGCCTGGCGATGAAGGGCTATCTGACCATCGTGGACGGGGAGTACATCCAGCAGGAGGACGTGTACGAATGGTTCGCGCGGAAGAGCTGGGAGTATGAGATCGTCTGCATCGGATACGACCCGGCGAACGCGACCCGGCTGCGGCAGATGCTGGAGGTCGGGGGAAGGATCGACGGGAAGAGCGTGCAGGCGTTTGACTGCCAAGTGGTGCGCCAGGGGCCGATCACCCTGAACGACCCCATGAAGGACATCAAGGAGATGCTGCTGGGCGGGCAGGTGGTCAGCAACGGGGACCCGATGCTGCAGTGGTATACGGACAACGTCCGGATATCCGGCGAGCGGCGGCACCTGGACAAGGAAAACTGGATGCCGATGAAGCGGAACAAGTTCCGCAAGATAGACGGCTTCATGGCCTGGCTGGACGCGCACTGCGTGCGGATGCAGAAGCAGCCGGCCGGGACGGACTACATCGCGCCGGCCATCCGCGTGGTGGAGCTTGGAAAATGGAGACGATGAGGAAGCGCGCTTGAGGCGCGCGGGCCTGCAGCATCCCGAGGGGTGCGGCGGGCTTTTTATATGGAGGTGAGAGGATGAGAAACCCCTTCAGGCGAGCCAAAGCGCAGGCACGGGACAAGCCTGCCGTGCGGACCTCGCGGAACCTGCGGATGCTGAACCGGCCGCGGGCGGATATGACGATCCAGGGAAACGAGGCGATCTATGCCGCGGTCTCGAGGATCAGCAACACCATCGCGTGCATGCCGATCCACTACTACAAGGGATATGAGATCCAGCGGGACCACCCGATGGAGCGGCTGATCAGCCTGGAGCCCCACCCGAACTTCACGGCTTTTGGATGGCGGCAGACCATGGAGGTTATGCGGAACACGGAGGGCAACGCCTACGCGCTGAAGATCCTGGACAACTTCGGCCAGACCGTGCGGCTGGACATTCTGAACCCCCTGAAGGTGACGCCCCAGATCGACCCGGAGGACGGGAGCATCTGGTACGCCGTCACGATGGACGACGGGAAGCAGGCGCTGGCGCCGGGCTTTTTGGTGATCAATCTGCGGCACATGAGCGCCAACGGGATCAAGGGCATCCGGCCCATCGACGTGCTGCGTAAGTCTTTGGACTACGACACCCAGGTGAAGGCCATGAGCCTGGACCAGCTGGACGGCGTCAACCACGGCGTGGCGCTGACCATCCCCTCCGTGGGCCTGAGCCAGGAGCAGAAGGACGAGGCCGTGGAGCGGTTCCTGGAGACCTACGAGAAGAGCGGCCGGTCCGTCGTCATCCTGGAAGGCGGAATGACCGCTACCAACTTTTCCAGCAGCCCGGTGGATGCCCAGCTGCTGGACGTGGAGCGGATCACGAGGAACCGGGTGGCCACGGTGTACAACCTGCCCCCGCACCTGCTGGGCGACTACACGGACACCAGCTTCGGCACGGCTGAGCAGCAGATGATGGAATACCTGCAGCTGACGATCACGCCGATCGTCGAGCAGTGGGAGGAGGAGCTGAACCGGAAGCTGATCACGCCGGAGGACTATGCGGCGGGCTACCGTTTCCGCTTTGACGTCAACACGCTGACCCGGACGGACGTCAAGACCACCGCCGAACGGAACCAGATGGCCATCCGCGGCGGATGGCGCAAGCCGAACGAGGTGCGGGCAGAGCTGGGGCTGCCGCCGGATCCGGTGGGCGACCTGCTGATGAGCAGCCGGGACCTGATCCCGCTGCGGATCGCGGTGGAGCATCCGGAGCAGCTGCTGGGCAGCCAGGCGGCGCCTGCGCCTGCCGATGATTCTGCGGGAAAGGAGGATAACCTGAATTGAGATTCTGGAACATGATCCCGGACGCGGAAGCACCCGGGGACGGCGTGCTGGACATCGAGGGGCCGATTGCTGAGGAGCAGTGGTTCGGAGACGAGACGAGCTCCAAAGAATTCAAAAAAGCGCTGGCTGGGCTGAAGAACGTGACCGTGCACATCAACAGCCCCGGCGGGGACGTCATGGCGGGCGCGGAGATCTACAGCGCCCTGATGGAGCACCGGCTGAACGGCAAGGGGAAGGTGACAGTCATCATCACCGCCCTGGCAGCGAGCGCGGCCAGCGTCGTGGCCATGGCCGGGGACGAGATCCTGATCAGCCCGGTGGCCTACATGATGATCCACAACCCGTGGACCGTGACCGCCGGGGACGCGAAGGAAATGCGGAAGGCGGCAAAGACCCTCGACGAGATCGCCGAAGGGCTGATCACCGCCTACCAGCGGAAGACCGGAAAGACCCGGGACCAGCTGAAGAAAATGCTGGAGAACGAGACCTGGATGAGCGCGCAGACCTGCGTGGAAGAGGGCTTCGCGGACGGCATCTACGGCGGGGAAATTTCGGCGGCGGCCTTCCTGCCTGCGCACACGATGACCCGGCAGACGCCTGCAGCCATCGCGGAGATGTGCGCGCGGTGGGAGAAGGCCCACGCGGAAGCGGACCCGGAGGAAGAGCCGGAGGAAGAGCCGGAAGAGCCGGGGACGGAACCGGAAGATCCGGAAGAGGATCCGGAGAAGGAAGACCGGACCGGGAAGCCGGCGAAGAAGGCCGCGGATCCGGAGAAGGACCCGGACGAAGACCCGGACGAAGAGCCTGGATCGGACCCGGAAGAGGATCCTGACGGGGAGCCCGGCGCGGATCCGGAGGAAGAGCCCGGCGCGGATCCGGAAGACCCGGAAGAGAAGCCGGAGGAAGAGCCGGACGAGGAAAAGGAGAAGGAAAACCTGAAGCGGGCGGAGATCGCCCGGCGGATGGAGATCCTGAGCCGGACCGAATGGTGACCGGAACGGCGGACAAAAAGGAGGACACGATGAAGCTGCAGGAGATCATGAACCAGATCACCGCCCTGGGGGCGCAGATCCGGGCGAAGAGCGCCGCGCTGGCGAAGGACGCCCTGGATACCACGATCCCCCTGGCGGAGATCGAGAAGCAGCAGGCCGACATCGCGGACATGCAGAAGCGCATGGACGCGCTGCAGGACAGCTACAACAGCGAGAAGGCCGGCACGGAAGGCCGGCTGAATCCCATCAACCCCGAGGAGAAAAAGGAGGAGAAGAAAACCATGAACGAGATCCGGAAGAGCAACGAGTATGCGCGCGCTTTTGCCTACGCCATGAAGCACGGCCTGAACGCCAGGAACGGCATGGGCAACGAGAAGGTGAAGATCCTGTATGACGCGCTGACGGAGGAGGGCGGCAGCCCCGCCGGCACCGACGGCGGGTTCCTGGTTCCCGTGGATATGGACAACCAGATCCGGGAGCTGAAGCGGCAGCTGAACCCCCTGAGCGCGCTGTTCAACGTGGAGACCGTGAACAGCTTCACCGGCTGGCGCGTGATCGACACCGCGCCCACCGCCGGCATGACGCTGGTGAACGAGATGGGCACCATCCCCACCGACGACCAGCCCGCCTTCGTGAAGGTTCCCTTCACGCTGGACAAGTACGCGCTGCGGCTGCCCGTTTCCAACGAGCTGCTGAGCGACGAGGTGGCGGGCCTGATGGCCTACCTGAGCCGCTGGTTCGCCCGGAAGCAGGTGCTGACCGAGAACGCGCTGCTGATCGCGGCCCTGAAGACCCTGACCGCCGCCAGCATCGTGCCCAGCGGCACCGGCAAAACCGCCATCGACGGCTTCAAGACCGCTCTGAACAAGACCCTGGATCCGGCGATCAGCCTCTCCAGCGTCATCATCTGCAGCCAGAGCGCCTTCGACGCGATCGATCAGATCGTGGACGATCAGGGCCGCGGCCTGCTGCAGCCCAACCCGGCGAATGCCACGGAGCTGCGCATCCTGGGCCGGCCCGTGCATGTGGTTTCCGACGCCTTCCTGCCCAACGGCACCGGCACCGGAACCCCCGCGGAGATCTTCATCGGCGACGGCCGCGAGTTCGCGACCCTCTTCCAGAAGGACGGCTTCGAGATTGCCTCGACCGACATCGGCGGCAATGCCTGGGCGACCGATTCCACCGAGATCCGCGGCATCAGCCGGATGTGCGTGAGCAAGTTCGACGCCGCGGCCATGGTGCGCCGGAGCATCGCGCTGTGAGATAACACCCCTTCTGCATCAATAAAGGCCTGAGGACTGCGCCGGACCGGAAGCGGACCGGGCCGGCTTCCAAGGGCCTCCGGGGGCGCGTTGGCGCGCGCCCCCGGCTGACCAGGAAGAGAGGAGCGGCAGATGAGAAGCAGAGGAATGATCGAGGGGCTCATCCAAAAGACGGAGGAGCTCGCGGAGAAGGTCGAGATGCTGCAGCAGAACGTCGAGATGCTGGAGAGCGACATCCGGACGATGAAGACTGAGGCGGCCGGGAAGGCCGGCCAGCCGGAGGACGGGGAGAAGCGCCAGGCAGCGAAGACAGCGGCGAAGAGAACCGCGCGAAAATGACGAAATGGGGGATGACCATGGCCGACAGCAGCATCATGGAGATGGTGCGGAGATTTGCGGGCGCGGATCCGGAGGCGGAAGACCCCGCCCTGGAGATGTGTTACGAGGCGGCCGTGGCGTGGTACGAGGCGGCCGGGGTTGAGCAGGATCCGGAGAACAAGCTGTGGCTTTTCTGGGTGTGCAACCTGGCGGCCTGGATGTATGACAACCGCGGGAACGCGGACGCAAACGCCGCGGTGCCCATTTACATTGTGACAAGCGTGCACATGCTGCGCAAAAGACGGGGGGATGGCTGAGATGGCGAAGATCAAGGCCGGAGACCTGCGGCAGATGATCACGCTGATGCGCCCCGTGAGCCAGATCGGCGCGAGAGGCCGGAGAGAGACGGAGTGGGACGAGATCCAGGACGTGCCGGCAGCGAAGAGCGACGTCAGCGGGCGGGAGTTTTTTGAGGCTCACGCCTACAACGCGGAGGACATCGTCACCTTCACGATCCGGACGCGGGACATCGACACCCGGTGGCGGGTGCGCCACCACGGGACCGTGTACAACATCCTGGAGGTCAACCATCTGGGATACATGGAGGACTTCCTGCGGCTCAAATGCCGGGCCGCGGCCGGAGGGGGGAGCTGATCATGGATAAGATCGATGTTATCATCGAGCAGCTGAACCTGGCCATGGACGGGCGGATCGAGTTTGACCGGGATGCGGTGGACGCGGACCGGCCCGAGGAATGGGGCGCGGTCGAGCTCCGGCGGGACGCGGAGATCCAGTGGGCCGACGGGAAGCCCATCGATACCCAGTATCTGGCGAACATCTACCTGAGCATCGAGGACCGGGAAAGCGACCTGCTGGGGAGGGTGAACGAGGCGCTGGAGGCGTGCGACGAGCTCTTCCCGATCACATGGCAGATGGCTGACCGGGTCTGGCTGCCGGACATCGAGCGCGCCCTGTGGGCGTGGACCGTCCGGATCTGGGGCCCGATGGAATGGACCGACGGGACGGCAGCGGACACCGGAACGGAAGCGGACGCCGGAACGGACGGAACCGGGACGGAAGCGGACGCCGGGACGAACGGAACCGGGACGGCAGCGGACGCCGGAACGGACGAGACCGGGGACGGAGGCGGTGCCTGATGGCCAGCCTGATCATTGACGTGGACGGCTTCGGGGACCAGCTGGAGAAGCTGGCGGACGGCATGCGCCGGCGGACGGCGAAAAGGATGCTCACGGCCGGGGCCGAGGTGCTGACGGAAGCCGACCGGGCGGAGATCATCCGGGGGCGGCACGTGCGGACCGGCGAGATGCTGGAGAGCGTCCGGATGACGGAGATCCGGGAAGGGCTGGACGGCGCCTACACCTACGTGTACGCCCAGGGCGAGGACTCGAGGGGCGTGCGGAACGAGATGAAGAACCAGATCATAAACCAGGGATACTGGCGGAAAAAGGGCCGGCGAAAGGTCAAAAAGGACGCCTACGTGGCCCGGGTGCAGAGAGACGCGGAAGAGAAGGTCCGGCAGGCCATGGAGGCCGCCTACGAGGCGGAGACCGCGGCCGGCGGGCTGACATGACGCGGAAAAGAGGAGGAAAAAAGCATGGTTATCAAAGTTCGGGGGCTGACCTGGGCCAAATACGCCAGCGGCGGAGACGGCGCTGCGGTGGTCTACACCGGCGGGAAGCTCGACAGGGACAAGATCGTCCGGGTGGACCAGAGCGAGGAGCGCAGCGACGTCAGCTTCAACGCAGACGACCACCGGATCGACCGGGACAACAGCATCAACGGCGCGAGCGTTTCCATCGAGCTGGCGAAGCTGACCGACGACATGAAGAAGGACGCGCTGGGCTACGTCGCCGGGTCGGACTCGGAGCTGCAGGTCACGGATGCCGCGGCGCCCTTTGTCGGGGTGGGCTTCATTCACGGCGAGATGTACTGCGGGGTCGCCTCGTACAAGGCCTACTGGTACTACAAAGTCCAGTTCAGCCGCGGCCAGCGCAGCTTCAACACCAAGGGCGACACCACCGCCTACCAGACCGAGAGCCTGGAGGGCGAGGCCATGGGCGTGCAGCTGGCCGAGAACGGGCCGACCGTCTTCTTCGCCGAAAGCGGCGACCTGGCGACGGAAGCCGCGGCCAGGACCTGGCTGAACGCCAAGGCGGGCGTGCAGGCCTGATAAAGCAGCCGGGCGGGGCGAACCCGTCCGGCGCTTTTTTTGATCAGACGGACGGGATTTTCAGATCGGACAAGGAAGCGCACGCGCACCGCGGCCCGACGCCGGGCTCGCGCACCGCGCGCGGAATGGACAGGAATGGGCCGAAACCCGGGCGGATTTCGCTCAGGATCGCGCGGACGGATCCGGACGGACAAACAGACGCGCGGACGCGAGGACGCGCCGCAGGGGCCAAAAACGGCCGGAAAAACGGCACGCGGAAAAAGCGGCCGGAAAAGCGGCAGCGCGGACGCTGCTGAGACGGAAAAGGGACAGGAGGATAAAAGCATGGTTCGGGATGTTGTGTACAGATACCGGGGGAAAGAATACCGGCTGATGTTCAACCTTTACGCGGTCGAGGAGATCGAGGACCTTTACGGCGGAGTGCGCCAGGCCATGCAGGAGCTGCAGGGCGGGAAGCAGTTCACCGCGCTGCGGAACCTCTTCCGGATCCTGGCGAACGCGGCGCTGATCGCGGACGACCAGGAGCCGACGATCACGGGGAAAGAGATCCTGAAGGCGGATCTCCGGGAGATGACGGAGCTATCCGACGCGGTGCGGCTCTGCTTCCTGCTGGGGCGGAAGACGGAGACGGAGGCCGGGGAGGCCGGCAGCGACGAGCGGCGGGAGCTCTACGACGACGAGGAAGACGAAAAAAACGGATGAACCGGCGGGAGGCGCGGGCCGTGGAGTACTACGGGCACGCGCTGATCGCCGGGATCCCGAGAGATACAGCGCGGAAGATGACGCCCGGATGGATCAGCGACATGTTCAATGTGCGGGCGAAATACGACGCGAAGCTGGCGATGGGCGGGCTGAGACTGTGACGGGCTGAAGGCCCGGCCGGCTGCCCGCCGGCGCTGCCTTTTGGCAGCGGACCGGGGAAAAAAAACGGACGGATCCGCCGGCGCTGCCTTTTGGCAGCGGACCGGGGAGCGAGCGGACGGATCCGCCGGCGCTGCCTTTTGGCAGCGGACCAACCGGGGCCGGCGGGGAATGACGGAAAAGACGGGCCCGGGGCTGCGCTGCCTTTTGGCAGCGGGCCGGGGAGCGAGCGGACGGATCCGCCGGCGCTGCCTTTTGGCAGCGGACGCGGGACAGGATGAACGGAGGGGAAGAAGGACATGCCGAAGGATATCAAGCAGCGGATCGTGTTGGACGGCGAGAAGCAGTACAGCCAGGCGCTGAAGGACGCGCAGCGGAACCTGCGGACCCTCCGGAGCGAGCTGAAGGCGGAGAGCGCGGAGCTGGGGAAGAACGCCAGCGAGCAGGACAAGAACCGGGTTAAGACCGAGAACCTGAAGAAGCAGATCGCGGAGCAGGAGAAGATCGTCCAGACGCTGCAGGCGGCCCTGGCGGAAGTGCGCGAGAAATACGCTGACAACGCCGACGAGGTCGCGAAGTGGGAGATCAAGGTCAACAATGCCAGAGCCGCCCTGGCGAACATGCAGAACCAGCTCCAGGGTACGAACAGCGCCGTGGCCCAGAGCGGGGACGCGATGAAGCAGGCGGCCGGCGCGGCGGAAGCCGGCGTCACCGCGACGAAGAGCTTCGCGGACTCCATCGGGAACCTGGCCAGCGTCGGGGACAGCGTCAGCGGCGCCATCGAGGGGATCTTCGGGAAGATGCTGGACAGCGTGCGCGGGGCCATCGGCGAGCTGTGGGGCGAGATCACGGAGCTGGCCAGCCGGTCGAACGACTGGGAGGACCTGGCGGCGACCTGGGGCACGACGACCGAGAACATCCAGGCGTGGTATCACGCGGTGCGGGCCAACCACAACGACTTTGCCAAAATGAACCAGGCGGTGGCGCGGATCGCGGTGGCGGATCCGAAGAAGCTGGCGGAATACGCGATGGTCAGCGCGGAGAACTACACCGACCAGTGGCAGCTGGCCGCGGCGGTCATGGACAGCCTGGCGGGCATGGAACACAACCAGCGGCTGGCGGCTACGGCGGAGATCTTCGGCGACCGGAGGGTCGAGGGGATCAGCGACCTGCTGAACGACTGGGAAGCCATCCGGGGAGCCTGGAGGGATTTCAACCCCGAAGAGGGCGGCATCGGCATGACCGAGGAGCAGATGTCCACGATGAGCGAGCTGGCCACGAAGGTGGACCACATCGCGGAAACCTGGGACGCCTTCAAAGACAGCTTCATGGCCGGGGCTTTCGGCAAGCTCTCGCTGGATCTGGCCGGAAGCGCCCAGGGGATGCTGAACGCGCTGATCGACTTCATGTACGCGGAGAGCCCGGCGGAGCGGGAGAAGGCCATCCAGGATCTGGAGCAGAACATCACGGACTTCTTCACGAGGCTTGGCGAGGCCATCGGCGCCGCCGCGGAAGCGCTGGGGAAGGTCGGCGAGGACCTGCAGGGCAGCGACAACAGCTACGTCAAGCTGATCGGGGACGCGCTGAAGGGGCTGTCCGATGTGCTGAACTGGTTCCTGGAGGAAGGGAACATTGAGAAGGTCATCGGGGCGCTGGAGACGCTGGCGGGCTTCTGGATCGCGGGCAAGGGCCTGAGCATGGCCGGCAAGATCGCCGAAGTCGTCGCGAACATCAAAACGATCACCGCCTTCAACGCGCTGACCGGCGCGGGCGGCGCAGGCGGCGCGGCCACGGGCGGCGGCGGGGGGCTGATCTCCACGCTGACAACGAGCCTGTCCGGGGCGCTGGCGTCCATCACGATGGGCGTCACGGTGGCGGGCTTCGCGGCCGCGGCCATCGGCGCGCTGGGCTACATCGTCAAGGGCGACTTCCAGAAGGACCTGGACCGGGGCGCGGACTACAGGGAGCAGACCAGAGAGGTCAACAAGGCGCTTGGCCGCGGGGAGACCGACGTCCAGACCGCGTGGTGGACGATCACCCACCCCCAGGAGGCCACCGGAGGATCCAGCGGGGCCGACCTGCTGGCCAGATGGCGGGCGACCGAGACCCCGGAGGCGAAGGCGCAGCGGGAGGCGGACGCGGCGGCCCGGGCGCAGACGCAGGCGGACGAGGCGCGGCGGGCGGACCTGACCGGCAGCGGCATCGTGCTGCCGACGATCCGGACGCCGAAGGGACGGGAGACCGGATTCGACCTGACGGACGAGCAGCGGACGGCGGCGGAGAACTACTGGGACCTTTGGAAGCTGATTTCTGACGACGGGAGCGACGAGACCGAGGCGGCCTTCGACGCGGCCTTCGCGCGGCTGGAGGAGCTGTTCGCGGGGCAGGAGCAGATCTATGACATGCTGATGCAGGACTTCGACGCGCTGAAGGACGAGAACGGGGACAAATGGACGGAGATCCAGGACCTGCCGGCTTCGTGGTTCAAGAACCTCTGGAAACAGGACAACCAGGTGACCTCGAGCGACCTGGCGGGCTTCCGGTCGCTGCCGGAGAGCATCCGGGCGGCGGTCATGGCCGGGGCGTCCGCGGGCGTGAGCGGGATCCAGGTGACGATCGACGGATACTACGCGGGGCGCGTGCTGGCGCCCTACATCAGCGCGGAGATCGGGCAGACGGTTTTGGGCAGATAAGGACGGAAAAAAGAACGGAGGGACGCGATGATACTGGCTCACAGGGCGGCGCTGGACGGGATCCAGATGGACGAGATCGATCCGGCCATCGTGATCCAGCGGATCGAGGAGGCGGCGCCGAAGGAAAGCATCCAGGCGGCGGCGCTGGCCATGGGCGGCAGCCGGATCACACAGAAGCGCCGGGAGTCGCTGGACGTGGTGATCCGGTTCGGGATCGACGTGCGGAAGCAGGAGATGGCCCGGCGGGAGGAGATCATCGAGGCGGTGAACCGGTGGGCGATGCGCGGCGGGATCCTCCGGATCAGCCAGAAGCCGGAGCGGCGGCTGCGCGTGATCCTGGTCCAGGCGGCCAGCGTCGGGGACCCATGGGACTGGACGGCGAACTACAGCCTGACCTTCCGGGCCTGCGGGATCCCATGGTGGGAGCAGGAGACGCCGGCGACGGCGACGGGGCCCGTCGCGGCCAGCGGAAGCATCGACATCCAGGCAGAGGGCAGCGCGGAGACCTGCGCGGAAGTGACCCTCGAGAACATGAGCGGGGCGAATATCGCGATGGCCAGCATCACCATCGGCGGGAAGACCATGAGCTTCTCCGACCTGGGACTGGGCGGCGGCGAGCGGCTGGTGATCGACCACGACGAGCGGGGCTTCCTGCGGATCCGGATCCGGAACGCGGGCGGAACCTTCCGCAGCGCCATGGCGAAGCGGAGCGGGGCGGATGACTTCAAAGTCCTGCCCGGGGCGGTCAGCTGCAGCTGGAGCGCACAGCGCGCGGTGCAGGCGACGGTCAGCGTCAGGGGGCGGTTTGCATGAGAATCTGGACCATCTCGGAGCACAGCCTGACGCCGGGCGGGGCGGAGATCCGGCCGGACAGCATGCAGGTGACGGAGAAGGGACGGCAGAGCACGGCATCCATCAGCGAGGAGATGACGGCGGAAGCCCGGAGCACAGGCACCTGGATCCGGGACGACCGGTTCGGGGTCTGGCGGATTTCCCGGGTCGAGGAGAACCCGGTGACGCGGACGCGGACGATCCAGCTGGAGCACATCTGGCGGACGCTGGCGGACCGGATCATCCCTGGAGAGGTGACGAGCGGGGACATGGGCGGCGGGGACACCGCGACATGCGCCCAGGCGATCCGGAAGATCCTGAGCTACCAGAGCGACTGGATGCTGGGGGCCTGCGAATACAGCGCGGCGCTGCCCTACAGCTTCGACGGGGGCGAGGACCTGGCCAGCGCGCTGGAGACGGTTTTTTCCAGCCTGGAGGACCCGTGCATCGAATGCGACACGGGGCGGTATCCCTTTGTGATGAACATCCGGAGACCGCAGAGCGGGGCGGCCTGCGAGATGCGGATGGACCGGAACATTACGACGATGAGAAGGACCATCGACCGGACGCGGATGTTCACGCGGTTCTATCCGGTCGGGAAGGAAGACATCCGGCTGCCGGGCGCGGGATACATGAGCCGGAACGAGGGCATCTACGGCATCATCGAAAAGAGCCAGACCGACCAGAGCCGGGAGACGGAGGCGGAGCTGCGGGCCTGGGGCGACGAGCAGCTGCGCAATCACGCGCGCCCGAGCGTCAGCATCTCCATCAGCGGGCTGGAGCTGGTCGGCGCGACCGGGGAGCCGATGGACGCGCTCACGGTCGACCGGATCTGCCGGGTGCCGCTGCCGGAATACGGAACGGTCATCGAGGCGCGGATCATCCAGAAGAGCTGGGCGGACGTGATCGGGCGGCCGGAGGACGTCACCGTCACGATGGGCAACGAGATTGCCGACGTGGCGCAGATCATCCGGCAGGAGGTGACCGGGAGCACCAGCACGGCCGCGAGGGGCGGCCGGGGCGGCGCGAAGAAGGCAAAGGAAGACCATGCCTGGTTCGTCGACACGGAGGACCACGTGGCCATGGTGGCCGAAGCCGTGGCCGGCGAGGGCGCCTCGAAGGACTGGAGC